TTTTTGGTGGTAATCAAGGTGATGCGGTTGTACTTAGAAAGGATAGTAATTTCTCTAGAACTAAAAGTATAAATGGTTTCTACTGTAAAGACAGTTTTAATGAATCAATATCTATTGCTGATTGTAGAGCTATGATTGATTTCATAGAAGCTGGGGATACCAGTGTTGAAGCTATTAATAATACACTAGATGGTGTTGGGTTTGTATCTGGAGTTATAGATACAAAACTTAGGGCAACACTAACTGGGTTATTAACGTTTGACCAAACACTAATTGATGCACCATTACCTGTTAGTGGTAATGTATCTGGTAAGTTCTCTGATGACCCAACCAAAACAGTTTAATTGCAATTTACATTTCATTTCAGTATATTTGCACCATGCAATTGGGCACTGTCATATCTGAAACTAGGTTAGAACTACCTGCTGAGTTTAATCAATTCACACCAGAGGAGTATACAACTGAGCATTTCAATAACCTACCGATACTATATGTTGGTATGGGCGTAGCTAAGGAGGCTCTAGGAGAAGACTTTAACATTTTACATAAGCAGGTATCACTCAAAGACTTTTGGACCTTTACATTAAACGAGAGAAGGCAAGACCATCAACAAGATGTAATGAATTTTACTCAGTATTGTTACAAATACCTAGTTACTAATACCGATTATTATTTCGTAGACCCCATACATCTAAGAAGAAAAGATATAAAAAAAATATTATATAAAATAAAATCTTTTGATAACGCTATTACATACATCCATGAGAACGAAATGGCGTATATCTACTCGGATTCCTTAATTTTGGGTATCGACTTAAAATTATTGGAATTCATGGGGTTCTCAAAAACCAAAATCATATCAAAACTGAGAGACCACTCTCAAGTCGTTTTGACCGATGCACAAATACTTATAGAATATAAAACACACTTGGAAAGGCTGGACAACCAACCCAAATACGTGCCATTTTTATATTCTATAAGTAAGCATGAATAAAACACTATTATTAGCATCATTTATCTTTCCAGAAAGATTAGATTGGTTCTTAGGGTATTTGGAAAGTAAGTTCAAAATACCTAGGGATAAGGTATTCATATTCGAAAACCTAGATGATGAAGCTAAAGTCATTGTAACATTCAAAATAGTCTTAAGAAACGGTAGAAGAATAGACCTTAGAAATCTATTTCCTAATGCAATACCTATTCACAAGAAAGGTACTGCGATTTATACTATCAATGCTCTAAACTCATTGATTGAAAAAGAAACTGGGTTAGATAAGGGTAATATAGACTATAAATCACACAAAATAGACTGGGATAACTACCAAGATACCTTGATATTGACTAATGATGAAGGGTTGGTTTTATTTAGGATTAAACGTGTTTTTTCATAATTTCTCAATATTTATAATCAAGGGATATGCCCTATAACATATACAAATTCAATTATTATGAAAGATAATAACAAGAAAAAAGGAAATTTGACTAAGAATCTAGATGATTTCTTAACAAATGAAGATACTCAAGGTCAAGAAATAGAGTGTGATGAGAATGGTGTTTGCCGTATTAAGCAAGACAAGAGTTTGGTCGAAAGAATCAATAAGAAGGTTATAACTGAAGACGGTAGAGAACTACTAACATAATTAACAGACCATGAGCAAGAAACTAGATAAAGATTTACTTAACGAAGAAGTTAAAAAACACATGCGTCTTGTGGAATATACTTTCTATATGGGTGAGGATGATGAATTCGACAAGTATAGTAAAAAGGACGACCTAATCTTAGGTGAAGTTCCAGAAGATGAAGTTGACGTAGATGCAGACGTAGATGTGGATGCTGATGTAGATGCTGGTGGTGAAGAAGAATTAGATTTACCAGTAGATGGTGAAGCTGGTGATGAAGAAACTGCTGAATTCTCTGATGAGGACCCAGTTGATGCTGAAGCTGATATTGATGCTGACGTAGATGTAGATGCTGAAATCGATGCGGTTGAAGAACCAGCAGAAGATGAAGTTGAACTAGACGTAACACAATTAGTACAAGGACAAGAAGAGGTAAATGCTAAGGCTGATGAAGCTAATGCTAAGGTTGAAGACTTATTAACTAAGTTTGACGAGCTAATGGCTAAGGTTGACGGTGTTCAAGCTGTGGGTCAAAAGATTGATAGCTTAGAAAACGAGATGGAAAAGAGAATGCCTACTGAACCAGAGAAATTGGAAATGAGGTCTCTTGATTCTTACCCTTACAATTTGAAACTTACTGATTACTGGTCTGAGAAAGATGGTCAATATGATGTAATGGATACAGATGATGAAGGTAATGCAAAACCTGAAGAATATGTTCTAACTCAAAACGATGTTGATTCGGATTATAATACATCAACAATTAAAGATACATTTGATGATGATGACGAGTATGAAGAGGAAGAAATTGATGGTAAACCAACAATGTACTAAAAAAAATAGAAACATAAAACACAAAGAAAGGCCGTATTTACGGTCTTTTTTTATGCCTTGGAAAAAAACTTTGATATGGGGGTTGCATCTTGGGAATTTTACCTGTATATTTGCCTAACTTCATTATTTTTATAATGGGAAAACTAAGCAAAAAAAAGTCTTCGAAACGTTTACTTTTGGGGTGTTTTCATTATATTTATAGTATAGTAAATTGAAGAAAAATGAAGTATAATTGAAACACTTAATAACAAACAAAAATTAAAACTAATTGAAGATGAGTGAACAATCAAACGCTATTTTAGCACAGTATGAAGAGAACGCCAAAAAGACTGGTGGAGCTTCTAAAAAGTATGACCTGAAAAATTATTTTTCAACATGGTTACCAGACGGTGTATCAACCGCAACAAAAAGAATAAGACTACTTCCTGACTCAGAAGGTGGAACTCCATTTAAAGAGGTTTTCGTACACAGCACACAAATTGATGGGCAGTGGAAAAAATTAGCATGTCTAAAACAAAATTTTGACAAGGCTTGCCCTTATTGTGAGGCTAGAGAAGCATTACTTGCTACTGGTAAGGAATCAGACAAAGAACTTGCTAGAAACTACGGTTCTAGAAAGATGTATGTGGTTAAAGTAATTGACAGAGACAAGACCGATGAAGGTGTTAAGTTCTGGAGATTTAACCATGATTACAGGTCTACGGGTATCTTTGATAAAATCGTATCTCTTATTAGAAGTAAGAATGTTGATTTAATCGACCCAGAAGCTGGTAGAGATTTAATCATTTCTATTGCTAGAGACCAAAACAACAGACCAGTTGTTCAGTCAGTTATGGATAATGACCCATCAACACTATCTGACGATGCTGCACAAAAAGAGCAGTGGTTAGGTGATGACAGAACTTGGGAAGATGTATACTCTGTTAAGAGTTACGAATTTCTTGAAATCGCTGTTAAAGGTGGAGTTCCAACTTGGGATAAGACTAATGACAAATGGGTTGATAAGGCTGCTCTTGAACAAGCAGAAACTTCTAACTTGGAAGATGAATTGACTGTTGGTAATGCAGTACCTGTTACAGAAGTAGCGGCTACGCCAACGCCTACTGAAACACCAGCGGCAACGACTACCCCAGCAACGTCTACTGAATCGGCTACCGAATCATCTACAGATGAGACGGATGACATGCCATTCTAATTTTTAGTTAATAATGTAATCTTAATGGGTGGCAGTAAAACCACCCATTAATTTTATACTTAACCGAAATAACGACATGTAAAAAACTAAGCAAACATGGCAAGACCCACAAAATCAACAAAGAAAAAAGAATTTGACGTAACTAGTCTTAAGGATAAATTAGGATTAAGTAAATCAGTAAAGGAAAAAGAATTATCATGGATTCCCTTTAACCAAGCATTCCATGACGCATTAGGCATACCAGGTCTAGCAAGAGGATATGTAACCTTATTCAGAGGTTTTTCAGATACTGGTAAATCAACTTGTATATACGAATCAATTGCAGGTGCCCAAAAAATTGGAGACCTACCAATCATCATTGACACCGAAGGTAACTTCAACTGGGAACATGCTAAGAACATCGGCATGGTATATGAAGAAATTGCTGATGAAGAGACAGGTGAGATAATAAACTACGAAGGTGACTTTATGTTCCTAAGTGGTGATGACTTACTTGAAATGTATAAGAACTATGACTACTCTGATGGTAAGGAGAAATCCAAAGCCTTAAGAGGTGAACCAGTTATAGAAGACGTAGCTCACTTTATAAGTGACCTATTGGACTTACAAGATGCTGGAGATTTGAATAAGAACTTATGTTTCCTTTGGGATTCAATAGGCTCGGTTAACTCTTTCAAATCTGTAATGTCTAAAGCTAATAATAATATGTGGAATGCTGGTGCATTAGAAACAGCGTTTAAATCTCTATTGAAT